CGTTTGTCGGGCTGCTGCCGGACAGCCTTCCAGCACGAACGGACACCACAACGGCGGTTGCTGGCAGTGTGAGCGAAGATCCGGGACGGATCATCTACAATCTGGAAGAGAAATTGAAGGCTGCAAACGCCACAATCATCGGCCAGACAGCCGAGATTGATCGACTGCAGGCCGAATGGCAGACGGAGTTCGCCGCAGCACAGCAGTTGCGGTCCGAGGTTGCACAACTGGAGCGACTGCTGGACGAATCGCGCGAGAAACTGCGGTATCAAGAGGCAGCCGCCATCGCCTTCGACCACCATTGTGAGGGCATGAAAGCGGCGTTTTTGGCGACGATCAAGACGCTGACGGGAGTGCAATCGTGACACACCCTAACCGTCTGCAAATCCTGATCAGACTCCGCCGTCTGGAGTTGTTTTTGTGCGCCGGACGACGCACAAAAGCTGAATGTATCGAACGCCTGCAATACACCGAACCGCGCATGTTTCTACGGGATCTGCGTGACTTGCAGGCACTCGGCAGCGAGATTGTGCGACAGGGTGCGCCGGGCAAGCTGACGTTTTACTACTGCCCGCGAGCGCGGGCGATTTTTCGACATGAGTGATACTTTTGAATGAGGGCAGAACAATGCAAATTGAGATGATACATATGACGCCGGAAAAGGCGGCGCATATGCTGGCGAACAATCACGGCAACAGGACGCTGCGGAAGTCAACAGTGCGATCATACGCAGCAGACATGAAAGCTGGACAATGGCGTTGTACGCATCAGGCGATAGCCATAGACGCGAACGGAAATTTATTGGACGGACAGCACAGGCTAAGTGCGGTAATTGCGGCGCAGTGGGAAGGGCCTATGATGCTGGCAACATACGAGACCACAGAGGAAACACTGAAGCTGCAGGTGGATCGAGGGGTCAGAAGGACAGCGTATGACATCCTGCAAAAGCCGCGAGATTATGTTGAGTGCGTTAGTAGACTCTTGAAGCACACGCTGATAACGCACGGTGCGACGCCGATTCATGTTATCGATAAGATCCTTCAGGTGCACGAATCAAAAATTGAGCGGGTACACAGCATTTGCACTAGCAATAAGCGACTTTCCGGATCAGCGGTGTCGCTTGCCGCGCTGTTGTTGACCGCATATGCAGACAGGTCCGATAGCCAAATTGAGCAGTCGCTTGAGCAGTACAATTTGTTTTTTCAGCAGTCGTATGGTGGCATGTGGCCGCACGTCCAAGCGTTAAATGCGTGGATCGTGAACGGCAAAAAGGGAACGCGATCAAATCACGGCTGCGTTGCGCAACTGGAATTGTTCATGCGAGTGTATTTGGCGTTTGATTATAATCGCAGGAATAACAAGGTCAGCCGCATATCAAATTATGATGAAACGAAGTCAGAAATGGGTGAACGAGCAAAGATGTTGATTGGCGATTGCGTTGAAGAGTGATTGACACAACACACAACAACCACCGCAGCACTGCATCAGGTCCGCTGGTAGCTGATCCCTATTGCGAATGATTCGCCGGTGGTTTTCCTACAACAACAGGAGGCAACGGACGTGCCAAAGAAGTCAAACCGATTGAGGCGACTGGGTGAGCGTGTGCTGGTGGCTGAGGGTGACGGAATGTGGCAGGCTGGCAAGGTTGCCCGAATCATCGAGGGCGAACAGGGCGCCGTGGTATATGTGGTCGATTTGCGGAATGGCAGTCAGGTCTGGGCACCGGCAAATTGTGTCAATCCTGATCCGCAGAGACCACGCGGAGCAGACCCAACGCCAGAGCAGATTCGGCAACGGTGTCTGGAAATTCAACGGGAATGGCCGGAAGAGGTTCGACAACAGCGGGACATGCGAGAGCAGCCGACGCCGTGGAGCGTTCCACGGTCGCACTATCTCAGAGACACGCAAACGGGGAGGGCGGATTTTGAGCACTGACACATGGAAAATCATCGTGCCGGGGAATCCGGTGGCGCAGCCACGGCATCGGGTTTCGTCGATTGGCGGACGTGCACGCACGTATCTGCCGAGTAAACACCCGGTTCACGCCTTCAAGCAGGCAATCAAGATGATAGCCGCAATGGGGCCAGTCTATGAGGGGCCGGTGTCAGTGCACATTGAGGCGTTTTTTGGTGTGCCGAAATCATGGTCACAGAAAAAACGCGATGCGTATTTTTGCAAGTCGCACACACAAAAGCCGGACGCGGATAACGTCGCCAAAGCTGTGTTGGATGCACTCTGCGATCACTGGAAAGACGATTGCCAAGTGTTCCGGTTGGAAGTCGTGAAGTTCTGGGGACCACCACAAACAATTATCACAGTGAGGGAATACACACAATGAAACGAACCAAACCACAGGTCGCAGCACTCCCGCATGATGCACCAGACATTCCGGAGCCAACACCGGAAAACCTGCTGCCGGCAAAGCCGGAGGGCTATTCCCGTCTGGTGATCGGACGCGCGGCAGGCGAATCAATCGTGATTGACTGCAACGGGGTTCAGTTGACAATCGCGGTGGTGCAAATCAATCCACAGCGGACGCGACTGGCAATCGTGGCACCACGAGACGCGCATATTCTGCGGGCAGAATTGGAGGAGGACGCCTATGGTCGGCGATGAACGAATGGCAGCAAAACTGCGAGGACTGGCAGTTGGCGAGACGTGCCGACTTCCCAGCCGCTACCGATTGGAACTGACGGTGCGGAACATGCTGGCACGCACCGGATACCGGTGGACAGTCATCGAGATTTACACACCGAAAACCAAAACCACGCAATTCACAGTCACGAGGGACGCATGACAGACAATCAGTTTGCTCCGTTCTTCGGGGCCGTGCAGGACGGTGCACGAGAACGCGAACTGCGGGAATACGGACGTGATGGACCGCATGGCCGGTGGGATCCTGGGGAAATGCCGTGGGGAATCCCGCGGCGGATTCATCCGGAGTACCGTGAGCGATTGAGCAGTGATCCGATTGATTGGCCGACGGTCGGCCAGTCAGATTCTGGGAGTGTTGAGGGGAGAAGTGACGAATGAAAATCACGAGGGGTAAAACGGTGGTGCCGAGACGTGTGATGCTGTATGGCACGCATGGGATTGGCAAATCGTCATGGGCCGCACAGGCACCGGACGTGTTGTTCCTGAATTTGGAGGACGGGCTCAATGACATCGACACGGCAAAGACGGCACACCTGAAAAGCTATGCGGATGTGAAATCGGCTTTGGTGTGGCTGGTGAACAATCCCGGACACGGGTTCAAGTCATTGGCGATCGACACCGTCGATTGGCTGGAGGCGTTGATTCATCAGGATGTCGCAGATCGAGCATCGAAAAAACACATCAGCGATATTCCCTACGGGGCGGGGTACAAGTCGGCGATGGCGTTGTGGGATCAAGTCATTGATGATTTGGACGTGCTGCGGCGCGTGCAAGGGATGGGAATCATCCTGCTGGCACATTGTGCGATTCGGCGGCATCAAGATCCGGGCGCGGATTCATACGACAGGTTTCAGCCTGCGTTGCATGAGACGGCATCAGCACTGCTGCAGGAGTGGTGTGACGAGGTGTTTTTTGCAAGCTATCGAATCTACACTCGGAAGGAGGATCAGGGATTCAATAAGGAGCGGACGATTGCAAGTGGTGCCGGTGAGCGTTTCATCCGTTGTACGGAAACGCCGACAGCACTGGCGAAAAATCGGCTGAACATCGAAGGCGGTGAGATTGGGTTTAGGTGGGTTGATTATATGAACTGTATCAGTGGTGTTTCTTCAGAAGTGAAAGGGTGATAACCATGGCGAATCTCAGTGATCTGGACATGAACAACGTGCAGGCGCAGCCTGTGCGACGGCTGTTGCCTGAGGGTGATTATCAGGCGGTGATTGTTGAAAGCGAAATGAAACCACCGAAGTCGGGCGGTCCCCATATGCTGGCGTTGACGCTGAAGGTGCAAAACCACACGGAGTACACCGGCAGCACTCTGTGGGATAATCTGTGTGTTCGTCATGCTGGCACGGCCGGAACGATTGCAAAGCAACGATTGAAGGCAATTATGGACGCGGTGGGACTGGCGAGCGTGTCCGACAGTCAGCAGTTGCACAATCGACTGTTGACCGTCACGGTTCAGCATCGTGAGCACGAGGGCGAAATGAAGGCGCAGGTGAAAGGCTAC